ATTTTTTTGATTTTGAACCAGACGCTCTTGACATTTGTTTGTTTGCCTTTTCTTCAGCTTTTCGTTGTTCCTCTAATGTCCAATTAATTCTTTTTATCCACCATGCTCTTAAGTTAATTGGCATATTATACGCATCTTGAAAAGACACCTTTCCATGATATACTATGTCAAACAATTCTTTATAAAAAAATTCTTTGTTAGTCTTCAGGCCAAAAGAAACCTACCGCAATCGGTACATCCACCTCCCCTCGGTGTCCGCAATGAGCACATTCAAAATCTTGTCTCATATCAATATCTGGAGTATTATCTTCCATATATTTTCTAAGCGCACGGGAATCTCTAACATTAAGTGAGTCTACATAATTATTAATAAGAGATGGATCATTACTTCCATCTATGGCAATGATTGTGTTCTTAAGTCGCGTAGTAACATTTCTATCAATAGGGGAGTTGGTTGTTCTTTTAATCTTATCCTGCACATCTGAAATATCTTTTTCCTCCGCACTATTAAGAAACTTAAATTCTATATGAGTACCAGACGGTAGCTGCAAATGAAATCTATTCTCGCCTTCTGCCAAAGGCTCAATATCTAAAGTTTTCATTTCAAGCTGACTTAAGTCAAACTCATACTTAGAAGTTTCCTCACATCCAGGACAATCAATCTCCACTTTATACTCAGGTCCGTATCCGCTTACTCTTAAAAATGTAATAAGCGCATTCTTATCTCCCGACAGAAGTTCTTCTGGATTAATTCTTTTATCCAAAATACAATTCTGTAAAACTGCATCAATAGCCTTACCGCTTCGCAATAAAGATCTTGACGTAAGAATATCCTCGTCTGCAGCAGTCATATATCTTACTTCAATTTCTTTAAGATTATGCAACGGAGAATTGGAGGGATAAACCAAACCAAATGATGGAAGCGGCACGAACTCAGTTGGAACTCTGAAAGCGGAAGCCTCATTGGCTACCGCTCCCATTTTCTGAGCTCGTTCAATACCTGCCATTTCCTCTGGACTTAAAACTTCTTTTGTTTCTTTTTCTTTTTCTTTTGATTTTTGCAAATCAACATTAATTTCGGTCATTCATTTTTGCCCTTCTTAAAAACATTTAAAAATAAAACCTAAAAAAACTATGAAACATACTTAGTACCTTAATATACATTCGTCCATACGAATAGTAATATCAATAGGCATTACTTCACTTGAACCCATATCATAATCACCAAACGTCGCATCAGTAATAAAAGCACCTCTGATTTCCCATTTTTCTACTGCAGCGCCAACGGGATCAAGAGCGATCAAACTAAAGTTCTTTTTATAAAAAGCTGCATATCCATCTCTACCAGAAATTGTTTCATGCGCTAGTCGAGCCCACTCCATAACCTTCTGTGCTGCTGAAGGAGCGATGGGATCGTGTAAGCCGATAGACATTGTGTTCCACTCAAACTTACCAGCTAAATAACGCTTGGTATTTAAGTAATCAATCGTGACAGTTTCTTGTGTAAAAGATGGCCTAGCCGCTGTTCGTGCGATATACGCCGGAAGAGTATCATCAGTAAACTGAAACAAAAATCTATTTTGTCTCTTAGGTTCAAATGTATCTGCCAACATCGCGTTAACTTCAAAAGGCTGTGGCATTCTAAATCTCCATCTTCATTTTAATTTTAATAAACATCCTATAATAAATACACTACTCATTAAAAAAGTATAACAAGATGGGGCCGAAGCCCCATCTCATTAAGTTTTTACTCACTAAAAGCTGCGCCGTTAGGTGTGACGGTGAAGTCAAAAATAACGATTTCTGCTGCGGTGGTGGGCTTCAAGAAAATCTTACCCTTGATAATGTTTCTATCAATCAAGTCTGGTGTGGTAGTAGTTTCATCCAATACCGCTCTAAACTCATTAACACCATTAGCTGCCTGTACACTAGAAAGATAATCATTAACCTGAGTCAATAGACGTTCTCTCGTAGCAACAGAGTTGGGTTCAAAGATGAAGAGTCGTGAGAATCCAGCAATGGTCTTACGAACCTCAATCATCATACGGCGAACATTAATTCTATCTAATACCGACTGTTTTACCTGCAGAGTCTTCTGACCAAAGACAACAATGCCTTGGCCTGGGAATGTAGCAATTGGATTAACATTGTTAGTATAAAGATCGTCACGCTGACCCTGTGTCAATCTTCTTCTAACCTCAAGTACCTCATCCAGTCCACCACGATTAAACCCAGCAGGTGCGAACCATGGCTGAGCTACTCTATCATTGAATGCATAAGCACCCATAACAGCTACCGAAGGGGGAACCCAAACGAGTTTATCATTATCAATATCATTGATACGAACCCACGGATAATAAGTAGCACCATAGTTTGAGGTATACTTAGCTGCCTCTGTCTGTGCGTTAACAACCGATAAGGCCAAACCTGCACCAGTAGCGGTCGTATCTGCAATATCAATAATACCAAACGCATCGGCTCTTGTTGAACACATATCCAACAATCTTTGAGTAAGTGAACCACCTGCCGAAGATGTAATACCTGGCATTGCGATCAAGTTAAAATCAACTTCATCGGGGTTCGCTAGAATCTTAATGGCTGTATTAAAATCACCAGAAAGTGTATCAGTACCAGTAGACTGTTCAGTCTCTAACTGATTCTTGCGAGGATCAAATCCGTCCCAACCACCAAACATAGGTACAGTAAATCTTACCTTATTAGTAGAAGAGAAGTTGCCTGAGTTGGAGCCAAATTGATCAATAATAGTAAAATAATTAGTAATATTAGTGTTAGCGCTCATTCCAGCACCAGTGCGGCTGAAAGGCGAAGGCCCTGCACCTCCAACATCACCTGTAGTAGCAAAGACCAAAATACCATGATCTGCACTAGTAGTTCCAGAAGCTGAAGTTACTGTTCTCTTTAGTCTATCGCCAATACTCTTCCGAGCCATATCATCAACACCAACAAAGATACGACCATCAACAGAATTATTACTGTTCAGCTGATTCGACTTTAAAGGTAATGCAGCTGCACTTAAAGTTGCACCACCAGAGTCAGCAGACATACTTTTATACATATTAGAAGTCACCCCCTTAAATCCTGCAGGTCTTGCGGATTCGGGGCCCGACTCGGCCATAGTAATTTTTACATACTGTGACTTGTTAGGATAGTCGCCATTATATAATACTTCAGGCGGGTCTTGAGTAAGATCAAAGGACGTAGTTCTATCACCAATAGCTCTAGCGATATAGCTTTTGTTGTTGGGGTCTAAATTAACATCCGTAAAAGTTTCCAATACAATTGGATTCTCATCTGTATCATTAGCCATTCTAACAGCTATTGTAAAAGCTGGATACGAACTAGCTGATGTTCTAAGATCTACATGAGATATAGCAATCTTATATTGATTATTAGTATTGTTACCATCAGAGAGGCTGGTAAGTTTAAATAGATTATGAGTAGTTCCACCAAAGTTCTGAGAAACAATCCAAGGTGTAGCTGCTCCAGCAAAACCACCTACAACTTCTTCAAACGAATCCATAAGAGCACTACAACTTGACCATTGGCCACGACCAGTATCTCCTGACACAGTGCCAGTGGAATCCGGAGTTGTATAACTAAAAACAGAGTCTACATAGAACCCGGTAAATTGATCACCATTATGAGATTGGATGGGATCAGTTCCTAATACTTTTTCAATATATGCAGGGTCAGAGGGAACCATAGAAAGACCCAGAACATAATCGCCCCCAGCAGCAGATAGTCCAAAACTTCCGTGGCTACCGCTCATCGAAATATCACCAAGACCAGCGGCTCTTCTTCTGATAGTAGCGTATACGGTATTACTACCAGACAACGCATCCTTTGATGCGAAATCGCCGACTTCGGGGTTAACCTTCCCGTTGGGGAAAGCAACGACACCAACCTGGCCAGCATTAGTAGTTCCCTTACCAAGAACTCTAACAACTGTCAAAGGTGCGCCATTTCTAAGATATGATTTAGCGGCATAAGGCATATATTTGGTAGGATCAGCTCCACCAAAAGTATTTCTAAATTCACTAAAATTATTTACCCGAATTGGTCTAAACGCAGGCCCCGATACAGTGCGCCCAATGAGAGCAGCACCAATCGTACCAGCGCCAGCGGGTACGAAAGTATCATCAATTTCCTGAGTATAGACGCCGGGCGAGACAAATACTTCGGCCATCTATTTTCTCCATCTATAAATGTTATAAAGCAGTATAATTCTTGCGACTCAAGGAGCCATTAGAAAGGTATACATAGTTTTTTGTTCACGTAGAGAGAGTTAAACTTTTAACAATTACAAAAGAACCTATAAAACTCCTAAAATAAATATTAAACAAAAACTTGCTAAAACATTTATAGATGGAATAAATTACATTATAGAGCTACTTCTTCATCCTCTGGTGCCTCAGCAGGTGCTTCGGCTGCGCCTGCCTCTTCACCAGTAATACTCTGAATAAGAGCATTAGCATACTGAA